GAAAATAAAAATGTTAAGTGTGGTTCTGTTATTCTACTGGATGATTATAAGAAGGTAAAGGTATCCAAAAACTTTACGCTGGCGGACTACACACAGAATGGAACAAGAAAGTTGAGAGACCAAGGCGGTCTAACTGCAGCAGATATTCTATGCAATATTATTAAGCATGCTGAGAATATTATGGAACCAATTGTGGCTGCGGGGTTTAGAGTATCAATAACCTCAGGCTTTAGAACCCCAGACGTTAAGCTTTCTGGTGGTGGAACAAACAACAAGTCGGACCACAATACAGGCCGAGCTGTAGACTTTAATGTGTTTGGTATGTCAGCCTATGAGGCTGCCCTTAAAATATACCCAATTGTTGGTAAAATTTCTAAGCAATTTTTCCTAGAATATAATTTAAATGGTGGCGGCCCTGGTTGGTTACATATTGCCTATGCAGATGGGGCTAAGCATGCCCTTCCAATGGCTACATGGAGTGTTCCAAGTATCTATGCCCGTAACAAGTTTGTTGACTTGAAGCCTGGGCAGAAACTAGGATGAGTGCTGTAGCCAGAAAGGATGATAAAGTTTACTCACCAACTGGCGTGGGTGCGCGCTGCGGCAATCCAGTAGATACAGCTGTAGGTGAAGTAAATTCTAGCTCAGTATTTTCTAACAGTAAATTAATAGTTGTTAAAGGTAATAAGATAGCCCCACATAAAAGAAAAGGATGCGAGCCAGATGAATCGGTCCTTGATAAGCACTCTCCAAACGTCTTTATTGGTGGTAAAGAGATAGGAAGAAAGGACGATCATTACGCTACAGGTACGCCTGAGCAGAATACAATCACCGAGGGGTCACCAAATGTATTTGCAAATAGTTAATATAAATAACCTTGATATAGAGGTTTTATATGTCTAGCTACACAAAAACAACTTCAACATTTATTAAGAGGAATGTCAGGTACTCTGATTTGGGTATCAACTTTGGCAGAAATCCTTTCAACAGTGATCTTAATAGAATTACTGAGGTTGATAGTGTTAAGAGGTCAATTAAAAGTTTAGTCCTGACTAATAGATATGAAAGACTTCTAGATCCTGAAATAGGTGGAAACATTAGGGCTCTTTTATTTGAGCCTATGTCTAGCATGACAACAACAGTTTTAGAAGATTATATAACAGATACAATAAAGAATTATGAGCCCAGGGCAATCCTCGATAAAGTGGTTGCCACGCCAGATTATGACAGAAATTCTTATGAAGTAACAATACAATTTAGAATTAACTCGGTTGAGCAACCACAGACACTAGACGTTGCTCTAGAGAGGGTAAGATAATATGGCAAATGGATTCCTAACAACTTCCGAGCTAGATCTACAGAACTACAAATCTAGCTTGAAAACATTCCTGTCCCAGCAAGAGCAGTTCAAAGACTATGATTTTGAAGGCTCAAACTTATCTGTATTGCTTGATCTTCTTGCTTACAATACCTTCATGAATGGTGTGTATCTGAACCTAGTTGGTAGTGAGATGTTCTTAGATACATCTCAACTTAGAGAATCGATTGTTTCGCATGCTAAGGAACTAAACTATACACCACGTTCTAGAACAGCTGCCGTTGCCTATGTTAATATTACCATTACACCTACCGATGCTCCTGATTCTATCACAATTCCAAAATACTATGAGATTAATGGTAGGACAGATGATAATACTACCTACTTCTTTACAACAGATGAAACAATTATTGTTAGACCGGTAGATGGTGTCTATGCAGTATCTAATGTTGCAATTTACGAAGGTAATATTGTCAAAGAAGTATTTGTAGCCAATGCATCATCGCGCTATCTACTACAATCTGCCAACGTAGACATTAATTCAATTAATGTTACCATTAAAGAATCAAACACAGCAACAACAGAAACAAAGTATAACAGAGAAACCTTCCTATTTGGTCTCAACAACACAGACAACATTTACTTCATACAAGGTGCCGAAGACCATCTATACGAACTTGTTTTTGGTAATGGTGATATTGGTAAAGAACTTACAGATGGTAATTTAGTCACTATAAACTATAGAGAAACAAATGGTATTGATGCCAATGGCGTGGAAGCATTCACTGCTCCAAATGCCATCCAAGGTTATCCTTCTATAGCAATAGCAACAGTTAGTGCTGCCGCATCCGGTGCAGAACATGAGACTGATGATGAAATTAAGTTCAATGCGCCTCGCTACTTCCCTACCCAGAATAGAGCTGTTACAGTAGAAGATTATATTGCTCTAACAAAGCAAGCATTCCCATCCCTAGAAATTGTTACAGCGTATGGTGGTGAAGAGACAGAACCTAAGCAGTATGGTAAGGTAATTGTTGCAGCTAAACCGATTGGTGGCATCAAGTTACCTACACCACTGAAGAATCAGATTTATAACTTCCTCAAGGAAAGATCTGCTATCTCCATTGATCCAGTTGTTGTAGACCCAGAATACTTCTTTGCAGAAATTGTAACAGAAGTTCTATACAATATTAACGAAACAACAAGATCGCAAAGAGATATCGAAGCTCTTGTTGAATCAACCATTCTTGATTTTGGCGATGCCAATCTTGCTAAGTTTGGTTCTGATCTTAGATACTCAAAACTTGTCAAAGCAATTGATGATTCAGAAGCTGCTATTATTAGTAATAATACAGAACTAAGAATTATTAAGCACGTTGAGGTTGATACAGGTATTCCATTTAGAATTGCTTTCTCATTTGAGAATGAATTGAAGAAAGAAGTATCAACATCAAGAAAAATTTATGAAGATACAACTGCTACAATTGAGTCATCTCTCTTTACATACAACTTAAATAATATAGATTATCTTGCCAAGATTAAAGATGACACCCAAGGCAATCTAATGATTGTATCTACTGTTAATGGCGTAGTACAACTACTAAAGGATAAAGTTGGTACAGTAGATTATACTAATGGTACAATATCCATTGGTGCCATCGTATACGAAGATGTTGGTTTAGGTAATGAATTGGAAATTTATGGTAGAACAAAGAAGTTAGATATAGAAACAAATGCCAATAAGGTCTTTCAGGTTGAAGCTGCACACCTAACTGTTTCTGCACGCGGCATCAGAGCATAATGAAAGAATTAGAAAAGTTCATATCGCCATTTATTGCTAATCAATTTCCCTCTATCTATAAGGAAGAGGGTCCTCTATTCATTGCATTTGTAAAAGCATACTTCGAGTGGCTTGAATCCCAAGACCAGGTCGTCTACGATTCCAGAAGATTGCTAGAATATAGAGATATTGATAAAACCATAGATGTCTTTATTAACAATTTTAAAAAGAAATATATGTTTCCTATCCCAGAAGATATTGCTGGTGATAAGGTTTTACTACAAAAGCACATTAAGGAAGTATACGGGTCTAAGGGTACAGAGCGTGGTTTAAAACTTTTGTTCCAGCTTTTGTTTGCTGATAACATTAGTGTTTATAAACCAGGCGATGATGTCTTTAGATTATCAGACGGTGATTGGAATAGAGACATCTACCTAGAAGTATCCTTTAAGCCTTTTAATAGTTTATTTGTTGGTGAGTTTATTAGAGGCCGTATATCTGGCGCCAGAGCCTATGTTGAAAGTTTCCAGACCAAATATATCAACAACAAAAACATAAACATCTTTTATCTGACAGATGTGGTTGGTAACTTTAGACACGATGAAGTTGTTCTAATTGATGAATCCAAATTACCAGAAGGTGAGGTTCCATCTGTAACAGCAATCAACTCACCAAAGATTATTGGTTCAATGACAGAGGTTGATGTTTCAAATAGAAGCTCACCATTTGGTTATACAGTTGGTGACATACTAGAAGTTCAGGGTAAAGGGTCTCGAGGTAAGGTAGTTGTAACAAAATTAAAAGAACTCGATGGTACAATCTCCTTTAATCTAGAAGATGGTGGCTCAGGTTATACTGTTAATAATACTGTTTTCTTGATTAAAGGTCCTGTCACAGGACTTGTTGTAGAAGCTGGTGGCACAGGTTATAGCAATACAGATGTCATCACATGTTCAAACGGAACAGCAAATGCAACGATAACCTTAGTCGGTGCTTTAGGTGGTAGTGGTGCAATTCTTGCCAATAACATTAATGTAATTAATGGTGGCAATGGATTTTTAACAACAAATGCATTTACTGTCACAGTTACAATAGCAAACTCAACCGGTGGAGCCTCAGCAGGCGTTGGTGCAAACCTAGTGCCAGCAATTGCTGGTGGTGGCGACCAGGCAGGTTTAAGAATTGGTGCTCTTTCAGACGTTAAATATCTCTTTTCTTCAGCTATAAAAATTAATACAATTGGCCAGACACTAAATTATATTGGTACAGCCAACAACGTCGATAATACACTTATTGGTGAGTTATCCTATCCAACTGGAAATGGTTATGGTCTTGCTTCAAATGTCGCAGCAGGATTTGATACAATCCTCAGAGATGCTCTGAGCTATCAAAACTATGAAGTTGGTACAATATCTAAAATCTTTACAACTAATCCTGGCCAGGATTATACAACCAATGTACAAATTACAGTCACAGATACTGTAATAGGACTAATGGAATTACCTGATAGAGAACACTCAGCCGGCCGTGGTGAGCGTGGTAATGGGTATCTTGGTAACAACGCCGTTGTGACTGGCGTTGCTGGATTTGGCGATGATGCTCTAGGAGAAGTCAAAGTTATTGACTCAGGTCTAGGTTATGAACAAAGAGAAGAAGCTCTTCTTGTTTCATTGTCCAACACAAACCTAATAACATCTGGTACTGTATTACTAACAAGACAGGGTCAGGGTGAAGGTAATTTCAAATCGACTCGTGGTTTCTTAAACTCAGACAAATACATCCACGATAGCTATTACTATCAAGATTATTCTTATGAAGTAAGATCATCAGTTGTATTCAATAAGTATAGTGACCTTCTAAGAAAGCTTTGGCACCCAGCTGGTGTTGAGAAGTTTGGTAGAGTTCTTGTAAGTAATGAAGTCACGGCTGCAACACCAGACGTTACACAGCAAGCATATATAGGGGATGGGTCAACAACAACGTTTGCTATCCCGGGTGGAGCATGAGTACACTAACAGTTAGAGTAAATGGAGTATTGCAGGTACTGGGTACCGATTATACCATTTCTGGTGGTAGTGTTGTATTTGCCAAAGCACCTGGTGCCGATGCCTCTGTTGAAATTAGAAAAGAAACACCACGAAGTATTCTTGAGACTAGCTTCCAGATTGAGCAAATTAGACTAACAGAGCTAACCACTGCCTATAGTACACAGACCATTGTGGCTTCCACATTTAATACAGCTAGGGCAACAGGTACCACAACATCGTTTGTTACTGCGTACTCTACTTCTAAATCTACCGATAGTACTGCAGCAACATCCAAGAGCACGACGACAGCGTACATTTCAATATTTGACACAGTGATTGGTACATCCAAGAACACTACATCTCATTATGTTACAGCTTATCAAACAGTATTTAATACAGTGTCTGTGTTTGATACAGTTATTGCTACATCCTATGCCACAACAAAAACAACATCAACAGTATTTCCAACATCTCGTGCAACAAACAAATCAACAACTACTGTTTATGAGACAACAATAACAACAATCTTTGATAGTAATAGAACAACTACAACATTTTATAGTACCGCTTATACAACAACTTACGCTAC